TTTGAGAAATCGCATAAAAACTAAATAAACTGTAGACATGAGATTTCAAGTCTAGGTAAAAACTTATTAACAAGGAGAAATACAATGCCGTTTCAACTATCTCCAGGCGTTGCAGTTGTAGAAAAAGATTTCACTTCCATCGTTCCAGCAGTAGCAACTTCTATTGGTGCTTATGTTGGTGCGTTTTCTTGGGGTCCAGTAAATGAGCCAGTCACTGTTAGTTCTGAAAATGAATTAGTAGAGATGTTTGGTAAACCCAATGATAACAATTTCAAATCATTCTTTACAGCAGCCAACTTCCTATCATATACAAATAATTTATTGCTAATTAGAGCGGACGCAAATCACAAAAACGCAACTGCTTCTGCAACAGGTGGTGTCACTTCTATTTCTGTATCTAATGGAGGTACTGGTTACGTTTCTACTGGCGCTGCTCCTGTTGTTACAATTGGTGCTCCTAATATCGCTGGCGGTATTCAAGCAACTGCCGTTGCCACTTTATCAGGTGGCGGTGTTTCTGCTGTTGCATTAACAAGTGGTGGTACAGGTTATAGTGGAGTAACTGTTACAATCACTCCAGCATCTGGAGATTCAGGTTCTGGTGCAACTGCTCATGCTGATGTCACTGGTGGTGTTATTACCGCTATCGTTATTGATACTCCAGGATCTGGATACAAAGCAGCTCCAACAGTAACAATTACAGCAACTTCTGTTACTACTGCAGCTGTAGTTGGTGCTGTTACTCTTACATCTTCTTCTGTTACCTCAATTGATGTTATTGAATCTGGTACAGGCTATACTTCTGCTCCTTCTGTTACAGTTGCTGCTCCAGTGACTGGAACACAACCAACTGCTGTTGCTACTTATACTGCTTCAGCTGGTGTTAAAATTATTAATGGTAGTTCATATCTTAATAGTTGGTCAGATGGTCAAGGTGTTGTCGGTGAATTTGCTGCAAAATATCCTGGATCAAAAGGAAATTCTATTGGTGTTGCTTTTGCTGACTCTGCTACTTATACTGGTTGGACAGCAACCATGGGTGGTTCTGTTATTGATTGTGCAGGTTTGTTTGATTCTGCTCCAAGCACTTCTACATGGGCAGCAAGTCAAGGTGGTTCAAATGACGAACTTCATATCGTAGTTTTCGATAGAGATGGTGGCATCACTGGAACATCTGGTACAGTTCTTGAAAAATTTGCTTATGTTTCAAAAGCAAGTGATGCAAAAAAATCAGATGGAACTAACAATTACTATAAAAATGTGTTAAACACAAGATCTGAATGGGTCTGGTGGATGGATCATCCAACAGCAGTTGGTTCAGGAACTGCATGGGGTACTGCAGCATCTGGCGTAACATTTAAATCATTAACTGCATCACAGTTCCGTTCTTTCACTGGTGGTTCTGATGACTACTCTATTTCTGATGCAAATAAGATGGCAGGATATGCTATCTTAGCAAATGCTGACGCATATGATATTTCTCTAGTAATGGCTGGTGAAGCATCTACAACTGTTGCAACATACATTATTAATAATGTTGCTGAAACTAGATTAGATTGCGTAGCTTTCATTTCTCCACAAAATGTAGTTTCTGGTGACCCAATTATTGGATCTAGCTCAACTGAACAGAATGCTGTTATCGCATATAGAAATTTATTACCATCTTCTTCTTATGCCGTTCTTGATTCAGGTTATAAGTATCAATATGATCGTTATAACGACAAATATAGATACGTTCCATTGAATGGTGACGTTGCTGGTTTGTGTGCTAGAACTGATTATAATAATGATCCATGGTGGTCTCCAGGTGGTCTAAATCGTGGTCAAATTAAAAACGTTGTTAGATTGGCATTCAATCCAAATAAAACACAACGTGATATGCTTTATAAGTCTGGTGTTAACCCAGTTGTTTCATTTCCAGGAGAAGGCACAGTTCTGTTTGGTGATAAAACATTGTTGGCTAAGCCAAGTGCATTTGATCGCATCAATGTTCGTAGATTGTTTATCGTTCTTGAAAAATCAATTGCAATTGCAGCAAAGTTCCAGTTGTTTGAATTCAATGACGCATTCACTCGTGCACAATTTAAGAGTTTAGTGGAACCATTCTTACGTGATGTTCAGGGACGTCGTGGTATTACTGACTTCCTTGTTAAGTGTGACGAGTCAAACAACACTGGACAGGTTATTGATTCTAACCAGTTTGTTGCAGACATTTATGTTAAACCAAATCGTTCTATCAACTTTATTACTCTTAATTTCATCGCTGCGAGATCAAGCATTAACTTTACTGAACTCGGTGCATAATTAGATAATAAATAGAAAAGAACAAGGAGAATTAAATGGCAAACATTGCTGACTTTAAAGCACAAATGATTGGTGGCGGTGCACGCCCCAATCAGTTTCGTGTAGAATTAACATTCCCATCATATGTAACTTTGGGGGTGATTGCTGGAGCTCGTGCACAGTTTCTTTGTAAAGCTGCTCAGCTTCCTGGATCTACGGTTGAAAATCTTTCTGTTCTGTATCGTGGTCGTCCAGTGAACTTTGCTGGAGAAAGAACTTTCCAACCATGGCAAATTTCTATTTACAACGATACAACATTTGGTATTCGTAACTCATTAGAACAGTGGCAGTCTGGTATTCAAAACTATAATGGCACAAATGGTCGTACTAATCCTACTGACTATCAAGTCGATTTAACTGTTCATCAGTTAGATAGAAATGGTGCTAGCATTAAGAGTTATAAATTCCACGATGCTTATCCAACTAATATTTCTGCAGTTGGTCTTGATTACGAACAGCAAAATGCAATTGAAATGTTTGATGTAGAATTTACATATAACTTCTTCACTTCAAACACTGGGGCTACTTCTGGATTTGGTGTTAACGTTTCTGTTGATACACCAATCGGAACATTCCCACTTTAATAATTAATCTTTAGGATTATATAATGCAATTATTTGGTTTCGAGATCACAAGGAAAACGGGTAAGGAACTACCAAGTGTAGTTCCTCCTAGTTCCATAGAATCTGGTGCCACTGTAATAAACACTGGTGTAAATGCTGGTGGGTATTATGGTATGGTAATGGATTTAGAAGGTGCGATAAAAAACGAAAATGACTTAATTCGTCGTTATCGTGAAATTGCACAATATAGTGACTGTGATGGTGCTATTGAAGATATTGTTAATGAAGCTATTGTTGCAGATGAACAAAAACAACCAGTATCACTTAAACTCGATGATGTAAAAGTTTCTGCAAGTATAAAAGCTAAAATTCATGAAGAATTTGATAACATTTTAAAATTACTAAAATTTAATGAAAGAGCTCATGAAATCTTTCGTTCTTGGTATATTGATGGAAGATTATACTATCAAATTCTTATAGATGAAAATAATTTAAAACAAGGTATTGTAGAATTAAGATATATTGATCCTAGAAAAATTCGTAGGATTAAAAATATCATAAAAGAAAAAACTCCTAAAGGAGTTGAAGTTGTAAAACAGATAGAAGAATATTATCTTTATAACGATAAAGGTATAACTGAACAAACAACTAGCGGCGTTAAACTTTCTCTTGATTCTGTGATATATGCACCATCTGGTTATGTAGACAATAATAGTGGAATGATGATGTCTTATTTACATAAGGCAATCAAACCAGTAAATCAGCTAAAGTTAATTGAAGATTCTTTAGTGATATATCGTATCTCTCGTGCGCCTGAACGTCGTATTTTTTACATTGATGTTGGTAACTTACCAAAATTAAAAGCTGAACAATATGTCAGCGATATTATGAACAAGTTTCGTAATAAAATTGTTTATGATGCAACTACTGGCGAAACACGTGATGATCGTCGTCATCTATCAATGATGGAAGACTTCTGGATGCCTCGTCGTGAGGGTGGTAAAGGAACTGAAATCACCACACTTCCTGGAGGTCAAAATCTTGGTGAAATTCAAGACATTGAATATTTTCAAAATAAATTATATCATGCGTTGAATGTTCCAATCTCTCGTTTGCAACAGCAACAGGGATTTAGTATTGGTCGTTCAACAGAGATTAGTCGTGATGAAGTTAAGTTTAATAAATTTATAGTTAGACTTCGCAAAAAGTTTTCAGTATTATTAAGTAATGCACTACGTGTTCAACTGATTGCTAAAAATATTATTAGAGAAGATGAATGGGAAGAATTTGATCTTAATATTAAATATGATTTCTTAGAAGATAATCATTATAGTGAATTAAAAGACGCTGAAATAATCGCAAGTCGTATGGCGACATTACAACAGGTTGATCCATATGTTGGCAAATATTATTCAATGGAATGGGTAAAGAAGAATATTCTTAAACTTGATGAAGAACAAATTGAAGAAATAGATAAACAAATTCAGGATGAAGAACAATATCATTTGGATATTGCAGAAAAACAAGGTATGCAACAGGGAATGCAACAAGCTGCTGCAAATAATTTTATGCAACAAAATGTTATTCCATCTGATAAAAGTTCAAATTAATAAAATAGGAGTTTAAATTATGAGTGAGAATGTTAGTAATTTAGTTAATGCTATAATTTCAGGTGATGCATTAGAAACAGAAAATGCATTTAATGCAGCCATGGCTGAAAAATTAGTTTCTAAATTAGATGATATGAGAACAAATATTTCACAAAATATGTTTAGAAGTTCTTCTGAAAAAACAGAAGAATCAGATTTTGAAGAAGTTGAACAAGGTAATGAAGAAGTCGGAAACTAATTAATGTATTTTAATCAGTTTATTAAAAAAACAATTGGTGATCATAGCTACTGCTATGGTCATCGTTTGTCTATATTTGAAGATAATGTATATATTGATGGCGTCAAAAGTCAGTTTAAAGTTTTAGATGAAGCAAGACAACACATTAAAGAAGAGTATAATACTAGAAAATTAGAAAAAGAAGTATCAGAAGATTTATATGAAACACTATCATATAATACTATAGCGAACATTATTAAAGAATATCACGAC